GGCATGACAAACGCGGCTACATTGGTGAGGATGTTTTCTTCTGTAAGAAAGCTAGAGATGCAGGCTTTAAGATATGGATTGATCACGATGTGAGCAAGGAAATTGGCCACATTGGGATGTTTGAATTCAAGCATGACCATACTTGGGTGATGCGTGAAGTACAAGAAACTGAAAAGGTTACCTGATGGCACTCACGACTTATGCGGAGCTGAAGACCTCGGTTGGCGACTGGCTCAACCGCACTGATTTGGCGACTGCCATTTCAGACTTTGTCAGCTTGGCAGAGGCTCAAATTGAGCGCCAGTTGCGTACACGCCAAATGATTGTGCGTGCCAATGCAACATTTGCGGCGGCGGCTGAATATGGCACAGTGCCTGATGACTTCTTGGAAGTCAAAGCCATCAAGATCAATACCAACCCAGTTACCAATTTGACATTCCAAACCATTGACGCAATGGATGCGTTGTCAAACACGACTTACTTGTCCAGCGGCAAGCCTTTGTACTTCAGTATTGTTGGCGGTCAAATCCGACTGCTACCAATTCCTGATGGTGCATACACCGCCGAGTTGGTCTATTACGCAAAGTTGGCTAAGTTATCAAATACAAACACCACCAACTGGCTGCTGACTCAAGCGCCTGATGTTTACTTGTATGGATCGCTTTTACAGGCTGCGCCATACTTGCAAGACGATGCGAGAATACCTGTATGGTCATCGCTGTATCAGGCAGGACTAGATCAATTGCAAATTGCAGATGATCGTGGTTCTACATCCGGCGGCGCGATTATGTCAAGAGCAAGGACATTTGGATGATAGTTACCACCACCAAGGGCGAGATGGATGACTCATTGCTTGAGAAGCGTGAGGGTTCATTGGACAACGATACCGAGACAACCAGTTGGGTAGAGTATTGGCTTGATGGTGAGATGGTGCATCGATCTGTCCATATGGCTCTCAAGCGCAGTGTCTTTGCCGATGGAATCAGTCAACAAATTTAAGGGATAAATCATGGCTAATACGCAAGCAATGTGTACCAGTTTCAAGGGCGAGCTGCTTGTCGGCCACCATAACTTTGGCACTGGCGTCATCCGCGCTGCCACTACAGCAGACACTTTCAAGGCTGCCTTGTACTTGGCCTCTGCCACTGTCAACGCGGCCACCACAGCCTACAGCTCAACAAATGAGGTGACAGGCACAGGCTACACCGCAGGCGGCGTCACAGTGACATTTGGCACTGCGCCAAGCACCAGTGGCACTACAGCGTTTGTGACGCCCAGCGCCAGCATCAGCTACTCTGCGGTAACTTTGTCTACGGCCTTTGACGCGGTCCTGATCTATAACTCGACTCAGTCAAACAAGGCGGTTAGCGTCCACACATTCGGTAGTCAGACAGTGACTGCTGGGACGTTCACGCTGACAATGCCGACCAATGATGCAAGCACTGGCCTGATCAGGCTGGCTTAACTGGGGCAGCGGTATGGCTGCTTATGGAACAGGCTACTATGGTCTAGGTGCGTACAGCATAGGGAATGTCGTCATCAGCGGCAACCAGGCGACTGGCGCCGTTGGAACGATCCTTACTGACAGATCAGTCCAAGAAGATGGGACTATTGCCACAGGTAATGTCGGCACTGTTGGATTCACCATATCTCTTGCCATCACAGGCAATGCGGCCACTTGCGCTGTTGGCTCTGTAATACCGACATATGTACAAGCAATAACAGGTAATGCGTCTGCATTGTCTGTTGGCAGCGTCACTCAGTCTGCCTTGATTACTTTGCTAGGCAATGCTTCAACGACTGCTGTCGGCACTGTTGGCGTCACAAGGACCAAGGCGGTTACAGGAAATGCAGCCACTGGTGCTGTTGGGACAGTATTGGCCGAGGTTATATCGTTCCAAGATATTACTGGCGTAAGTGGCACAGGAGCTGTAGGCACTGCATCAAATGTCATATCCATAGGGATAATTGGGGTTCAGTCTATTGGCGCTGCTGGCATCATCATTGGATATGGCTGGGGAGCTGTACCAAACACATCCGAAAGTTGGACGCCAGTTTCAGACACATCAGAAAGTTGGACTGATTTGTCGGACAATTCAGTCACTTGGCAAGAGGCCGCGTAAAGGGGATTAAAGAATGGCAGATACCACCACCACAAACCTATTGTTGACAAAGCCCGAGGTTGGCGCGTCAACTGATACATGGGGTACAAAGATCAATACCGACTTAGATAGCGTGGACGCTGTCTTTGCGGCTGCTGGTACTGGTACATCAGTTGGCTTGAACATTGGATCAGGTAAGAAACTGAAGTTGGTTGGCGATGTCATTGACACCAACGGCAACGAGCTGCTGAAAATGACTGCTACAGCGTCTGCTGTGAATGAGTTGACTTTGGCTAATGCGGCTACTGGTGGTGTGCCAACATTGACTGCATCAGGCGATGATACGAACATTGGCTTTGAGTTGATCTCAAAAGGTACTGGCGAGATTACGGCCAATGTCAACGGCAAAGATGTATTTAATGCGTCAAGCAACTTTGGCTTCAAGAACCGCATCATAAATGGTGCAATGGTGATTGACCAGCGTAATGCGGGGGCTAGTGTTACTCCTACTGACAATGCTTATACCCTTGATAGATGGCAGTCAAGATTAAGCCAAGCATCAAAATATAGTGTTCAACAAAATGCAGGGGCAGTAACTGCGCCAGCGGGATTTGAAAAATATTTAGGAGCAACATCTTTATCTGCATACTCTGTTGCCTCTAGTGATTACTTTGCTCAACAGTACAACATAGAAGGACTGAATGTAATAGATTTGAATTTTGGTACTGCTTCTGCTGTTTCTATAACAGTATCTTTTTGGGTTAGAAGTTCATTAACTGGAACTTTTGGCGGTAGTGTTCAAAATCAAGCGGGTAATAGAAGCTATCCATTTACTTACACAATTAGCGTTGCAAATACTTGGGAGCAAAAGTCTGTAACTATTGCAGGAGACACATCAGGAACATGGCTAAAAACAAACAGTACAGGACTCATACTTTTCTTTGGCTTGGGTGTTGGAACGACATTTAGCGGAACAGCAGGGGCATGGAATGGTAATAATAATCTTTCAGCCACAGGTGCAACATCAGTCGTAGGCACAAACGGCGCTACTTTCTACATCACAGGCGTACAGCTAGAAAAAGGCTCAACAGCAACGAGCTTTGATTACAGACCTTATGGGACTGAGCTTGCTCTTGCACAAAGATATTACTGGCAAAACGGAACTGGCGAGGCGCAATATACACCTCTTGGCGCAGGCGTAACTGAAGTTACTTTTTCCAATATAGTTGTGAATTATCCAGTCAAAATGAGAGCCGTTCCAACATTTAACTTTTCAGGGTTAGTATGTTTTGATGGTTCTACGGCCCAAACAGTAACTTCTACTCGTGTTTTTTATGGCGGTCTACAGACTGCAAACACACAATTGTTTCATAGTGCACTTGTTGTTGGTCGAGGTGTTTATTGTTTTTTAAATGCAACTTCATCCTATGTGGCTTTTTCTGCGGAGTTATAAATGTATAAACAATGCGTATCACATCCAATTTTTGGCGAGGCAAAGTCTGTTATTCGCACAGCCGATGGCGCGGCAATTCCCTTTGACCCCGCCAACACCGATTACCAAGTCTACCTAAAGTGGGTGGCAGAGGGCAATACACCATTGCCAGCGGATGAGGTGACAAATGGATAACCAGCAAATCTTCAACGCCGTATTCAGCATTGCTGGATTCTTGGCCGTCTACGTGATCAATAGCGCAACTAGACAAATACAAAAACTGGAAGACAAGGTCAACGACCTACCGCACAGCTATGTGCAAAAAGATGACTACCGATCTGACATTGCAGAGATCAAGGCCATCTTGAAGCAGATCTTTGACAAACTAGACAGCAAGCAAGACAAATGATGTGGACCCATTCACCCTGGCACTGGCTGCCATTGCCTCAATCAAGCAAGGCGTTGCGCTTTATAAGGACATAAAGCAAACAGGCGGTGAGCTGGGAAAGATTACAAAAGAGATTTCGGGGTTCATAGGTCAGTTTTTTGAGGCGCATGAAGAAGTAAAGAAAGAAGCAGAAGAGCAAAAGCGCAATCCTCCAAAGGCAAAATCTCTCAAGTCGCAGGCTCTTGACAATGTCTTCAACCAAATCGAATTGGAGAGACAGTCAGTTGAGCTAAGAGAATTCCTGATATATGAAGTTGACCCAGCCTTGGGTGCGGTTTGG